GGGAGTGTTGTTTTTAGAGAACGCGTTTATTCCGACGACGGGATACTGTGTAACCCGTAGTCCTTCTCAAGGATCTTGTCTCCGCCGGTGAGGGCTATGGACTGCTCGATGTCCATGTTCCCGAAGATCTCGTCCAATTCGAGGATCTCGACTGGGGTGAGGCGGTACCTTTTGTACAATGAGTGCGAGTCAACACGGAAGTAGTCGGTGTCTTCCATGGTTTTGTACATCAGTTCCTTGTTCATTCTCTTCTCTACCTGTTTTGATGGAGTGAGGGTGTTTTTGATGAGGTTGTCTAGGAGAGGGAAAGAGACATTGTTATACATCCCGTTAATGATTGCTGCGTTAAACATGCGGATCCGTGGACCAAGAGGTCCCCTTCCTGGGTAGTCCCCTTTAGCCTCCCCGTATGCCCGGAGTAATACACCGATGTTTTTGACAGGTTGCATAAGATGCCTTACGTCATAGACTGGCGAGTGTTTCAAGAACTGGATGTCCTCAACAATCGCGCAATGATCGATGGTCACGATGTAGCCCGCTCGTTCCCAACAATCTATGATTTGCTGCTTCATTCCCTTGATGCCGTTAGCGTCTGAAAAAGTGTGTGCGTCCATCACTGTGTAGGCCGAGAGACATGCAAAGTTGTTAATACCGGTAGTCAACGTAGAACCACTGAACAGTTTTGCTTCCTCGGGTTCGAGTCTAACAAATTCTTTGTGATTGTAAGGGTTGAATACATCGAATGCTTGCATGCATTGGCGTACGAGAATCTCTACAGATTTCCGAGCTTCACCTTCTGGAAATATTTTCGTGAAGGCGTCGAAGTGGCATTGTTTGTGGCTGGCGTCGCAGCTTGTTATGTCTATGTTGAATGTGTAGATTTTGTCTCCTATCCTGATTGCGACACATGAATCGTCTGAGTGGTAGAAGAACACCATGTCTTTTGAGGGATCGATGAGCTCATTGAAAACTTCTTTGAGAACCGGGTAACTGGGTTTCTTGATGAAGCGAGCGTACGATTTCTTGGAAGCGTGGAAAACCTCCTTCTCCATGGCGTTTTTCATGATCTCCATGACGACGAAGCCTTGCAACGAGGCGGCAACGCCGAGATCAGCGATGAGGCGAATGAACTTTCCGAATTTGGAATATTCGTTTGTCTTACATTTGTAGCGAGTAAGGTTGCGAATAAACCATAAATCGTCGAGTAGTTTGCCGAAACTTTCGAGCTCTCCTTTGGCTTGAATGCGGAGGTCTTTCTTTTCATGTGGATCGGCGTAGTGTTCAATCATCTCGTGTAGTGTGTCGATGTAGTGATCAAAATGATGTTGGTAGAGTTTGCGGAGGGTTTGTGTATGTTGTTCCCTCTCGTAGAATTGTTCCTGGTTTGCTGTGAGTTGCTCCTCTTTACCAGGTATATCCGGAGCTCGTTTGCATGTTAGGCGTTGTAACCCCATCGCCAAATTATAGTCGGAGTTGGCGAGTACTACACCGTCTTTGCAAAGAGTGGGTCCTCCAATGGTTCTGTAATTTCCATCGCGCTTCCAGAACAAAGACTCTCTGTATTGAGCAGCAGTCTTTGGGCCTCGCATGGTGTCGAATACGAGTTTGCCGTTATTGAAGAACCTTCCTCCCTTTAAGACTTTGAATCCTGCGTTGTAGACAAATGTCTTGTCCACGTCACAGAATTCAATGGGGTTTAGCCTGAATGCAGGGCGTTCCGTCGGCCACGGGAACGCCCAATGTTGTTTGACTGCGGTGTCACAGAACCCAGCGCTCCAGCGGCAGAATGGGCCATCTTACTCCTGAGTATGGCCTGGTTTGTGATAAACGTCTGCGTGCGTTGGTATGTGAGGAAATCGGCGTGGAGGTAGTCAATACCCATTTCCTGGCAGTAGTTGAG